TATCTCAAAGGCGGCGGCCTGCAATACGACGAATGGTCCTGGCTCGAGCTTTCCGCCGTGACCATCCCGGCCAACGCCGAAGCCTCCATCACCGTTATCCGTTCCATCGATCAGTCGATGCGTGCCGCGTCCGGCGATTGCAAGCTGATCGAAACCGTGCCGGCTCCGTCGAGCCAGAAGGCGAAAAATGAAAAACCAGCCACCGTCGTGGCATCCCGATCAATCAAGCTTGAAAGGGCCACGACCATGGCCAGTAAGACAAATTCCGAACGACTCAAGGATCTCGAGGCAAAACGCGGCGCCGAAGCGGCTGCGCGCGATGCCATTCAAACCAAAGTTGCCGACGAAGATCGCACCAAGGACGAGGCCGAACAGACCGCGTTCGACGAGCATTCGGCAACCATCAAGGCGATCGACCGCGAGCTGGCCGATTGCCGAACGATCGAGAAAGAAATGATCATGCGGGCGCAGCCGGTCATCGGCGACGGCAGCATGCTAATCAACAATCCCGGCAGCATCCAGGTCAAGGCACCGGTGCTTGAACCCGGCATTGCCTTGATAAAGGCACTGGCCTGCGAAGCGCATGCGGTGAAATATCATCGTGACGTTTTCGCAGTGACGCGGCAGTTCTGCGGGCAATGGCCGCAAGTGGAAAACCATCTGCGAACTAAGGCCGCGGTGGCGACCGGCACGACGACGGGGACGACCTGGGCCAGTCCTTTGGTCTATCCGGCAAATTTAGTCGCTGACTTCTACGAGTTTCTGGTGCCGCAAACCTTCCTAGGCCGTATCCAGGGCTTGGTTAGAGTACCCTTCAACTCGCGGGTGCCGCGCGAGAACAGCGTGATCACGGCCCAGTGGGTCGGGGAAGGCCGATCTAAGCCGGTCGCTGCCGGCAGCTTCGACTTCGTGTCGCTGAGCTTCGCCAAGACCGCTTGCATCATGGGCGTCACTGACGAGCTGGTGCGGTTCTCGTCACCGTCGATCGAAACCTTGGTGCGAAACAATTTGGCCAAAGGCATCGCCAAGTTTACCGATGTGCAGTTCATCGATCCATCGGTGGCTGCGATCGTTGGCCAAAATCCGGCCTCGATAACGAATGGTGCCGACCACGATGCGGCATCGGGCACGGACATCACGGCGGTCATTCACGACATTCGGGAGATCCTTTTCCACTTTCAGGAGTACAATATCCCGACCGATGGCCTGGTACTGATCATGCAGCCGGTGCTGGCCACATCGATCGGCACAATGATGACCACCCTTGGCGTTCGCCAGTTCCCCGACGTCAACGGCCAGGGCGGTTCGATTCTCGGCGTTACGGTTCTGGTGTCGAACAACTCGCCATCGGGCCAGATCACGGCGATCCATCCGCCGTCGGTTCTGCTTGCCGACGATGGCGGCATCCAGATCGATCTGTCCAACGAAGCCTCGGTCGAGATGCAAGACAATCCGACCTCGACCGATTGGCATCTCGTCTCTGCATTCCAGCAGAACTTGCTGTTCGTGCGGGCCGAGCAGTACATCACCTGGGCGCGCGGCCGTGACAAGGGCGTCTATTATCTCAATGGCTGCAACTATGCCGGAGCGGTCACTGGATGATGATGCGAGCCTCGAAGGCGTTCCGCTACGCCAACCGCAACCTTAAAGCGGGTGACGTCTTCGAGCTCTTTAACGAGCATGGCGATGTTGATGTGCATCGCCATGTCTTGCTTTCGGCGCAACTGGCCGAAGATCTGGACGATGAGCCCAAAAAGAAACGGATCTATAAGCGTCGTGACATGGTGGCCGAAGAATGAAGCTGTTCGGGTTCGAGGTCTTGCTGCGCAAGCAGTTGCCGGCGCTGCCATCGAATTCGCTCTACGACCGCGGCTGGTTTCCCGTTGTCCGCGAGCCGTTCGCCGGCGCCTGGCAGCAGAATCGGCCGCTGGTCATCGGCAATCCGTTACAGAATGCGACGCTGTATCGCTGCGTGACCATGCCGGCCGCCGATATCGCCAAGATGCGATTAAAGCTGATGAGCGATGTCGGCGACATCAGCGAGGAAACCACCGCGGCGGCATTCTCGCCGATCCTTAACAAGCCGAATCGTTACCAGACCCGCATCCAGTTCTTTGAGAGCTGGATCATTTCCAAGCTGCGCACCGGCAATGCCTACGTTCTGAAAGAACGCGATGCGCGCAATGTCGTCTCGGCAATGTACGTGCTCGATCCGTATCGTGTGCGCGTCTTGGTCGCGCCGGATGGCTCGGTGTTCTATGAATTGAATGCTGATGCGCTGGCCGGAGTGCCGGCGGACAAGGTGATGGTCCCCGACAGCGAGATCATGCACGATCGTATCAATTGTTTGTTTCATCCGCTGTTCGGCATGTCGCCGCTCTATTCGACTTCGCAAGCCGCCTCGGCAGGATTGTCGATGCAGGAATTCTCGGCGCGGTTTTTCACCAACGCGGCGCGGCCGTCCGGTGTCTTGACGGCACCGGGCGATATTCCGCAGGCGACCGCGGATCGGCTCAAGAACCATTGGACCGAGGAATATTCGCAAAGCAATTCCGGCCGCGTCGCCGTGCTTGGCTCCGGCCTCAAGTTTGAGGCGATGCAGCAGAACGCGGTCGATAGCCAGTTGATCGAGCAGCTAAAGCATTCCGACGAAAGCATCTGCGCCGCGTTCGGCATCCCGGCCTTCATGGTCGGCGTCAAGGATCCGCCGAATTATAACAACGCCGAATTATTGGATCTGCAATATTACAAGCAGTGTTTGCAGAGCCTGATCGAGCACATCGAGCTTATTCTGACCGAAGGTCTCGCGCTCGACGGCGCCGGCTATCATGCCGAATTCGATCTCACCGGTCTGTTCCGCATGGACAGCCAGACCCAGATCACGACGCTATCTACGGCAGTCGACAAGGGCATCATGACCCATAATGAGGCGCGTAAGATCTTGGACCTGCCGCCGGAGCCAGGTGGCGATGTGCTGATGGCGCAGCAGCAGATGTTCTCCCTGGAGGCTTTAGCCAATCGCGGCAATGCGCCTGCGTTGCCTGCGGCGCCGGCGCCCGGTGGTCCTCCCGCCGCGGCGTCGACGCTGGGTGACCAGCGGCCGTTCAGTCAGCAAGCGCTGCTCGAGGCTTTGCGCAAGGAGTTTGGCCGTGCAGCTTGAGGAAAGCGTGGCGAAAGAACTCGCCAGCATCGTCAATGAACGGTTGGCCAAATGTTTCGACGAGGTCGCCGGTCTCAAGAACCGGCTCGGCGTTCTGGAACTGCGCCAGCCGGCGCGAGGCGAGAGGGGCGAAAAAGGCGAGCGCGGCTTGAATGGTGAAAAAGGCGAGCGCGGCGACAAAGGCGATCCCGGTATCATCGGCCGCGATGGCTTGCCCGGCCTGGCTGGCCGCGATGGCAAGGATGGCCGCGACGGCACGGACGGCAAGGATGGCGCGGCGGGTAAGGACGGCGCCGATGGTCTTGGCTTCGACGATGTGACCTTCGAGTTGGTCGATAACGGCACCAGCGTCATCGAGCGCTATGCCAAGGGCAACGTGGTCAAGACGTTAAAGCGGCGGATTCGCAGCCGGCATCATGGACCATGGAAACATGACGGCGAATATTTCTTCGAGGATAGCGTGACCTCCGGCGGCTCAAGCTGGATGGCGATGGTCGACGCGCCAAAATGCAAGCCCGGCGACGGCAAGGATTGGCAATTGTGGGTGCGCAAGGGCCGCGACGGCAGGGATGGCGAGCGCGGGCCACCTGGTCCGGTTGGGCCGCCCGGTAAAGACGCGAGCTATTAAATGCATTCCATCGTTCAGGTGTTGCAGACCGCAAGCGTTTACGATTTGACCACGGTCGCGGCGACAAATGCATTTCTCGGATTGACCTCGTCCACCGAGAATGATGCGTTTGTGGCGGCGCATATCACTTCGGCATCGCAGATTATCGCCAATCAATGCGACCGCGTCTTTGCCATGCAGGATGTCCTCGAGACCTTCATCATGCGCTCGGGCGAATACGGTGAAGTGCTTAATCTCGATCGGCCGCCGGTCATTGCGATTTCTTCGATCGTTCAGAACGGCCAGCCCTTGACGCCGGATTTCTACGATGCGGATCTGACCAAGGGCTTCATCTGGCGGCGCTGCGACTTTCTGCCGTGGATATCAACTCCTTACCCTTACGGTTACGGCAATAATCGCATCGCCGTGACTTACACCGGCGGTTATGACTTGCCCACGGGCGCACCGGCGGATCTGGCGCTCGCTTGCCTGCTGTTAATGAA